CGCTCAGTTTGCTGCTTGTCAAAGACCCTGCCACGACCAACAGAAACCTTCCTGTCTATCATCCTGCCAATCTTAGATGAAATCTCTGCTTTCTGACTCTTCGTTAAGTCAGCTCGCCCATTTATGTCATCAAGAGCTTTGCGGCGAAACTCGCCAGACTCAATCTCAAAACCCCTCACTGTCCTGCTTGCTGGGTTAATCGCCATCTCATCTGCTTGCGCCCCATATTGCGTAAGGGCTTCATTGTAAACTCGGTCAGTTTCCGCCCTCTTTTCAGCCATGCCAAACTGAAACGCAATGTCTGAAACAGTGCCGCCCAAAGAAGCCAATGCTTTGCCAGGAGCAGTGAACGCCCCAACATCAGCCCTACGAGATAACTGCCCAGCTTGTAGCCTTACCGCCGAACCTTGACCCTGATTGTATAATGGTATTCTTGGCATATCTTTAACCTAATAGTGTAGCGCCTTGAGAAACGCCCTGTAGCAACTGTTGGTAGGACTGTGTTTTTAAAGCAGAAGCCCTAGCCGCGCCCTCTGCCCTTGCCAAAGTAGCATCGGCCTCCGCTTTGGTTTTTGCTATGTCACTAGCATATTGAATTTTTAAAGCATCTTGCTCTGTTTTAAAATATGTATCAGCTAAAGCCTGTAAAGGACTGCCCGACATTTGCACTCCAGAAGCCGCTGTTGCTACCCTCTGAGTAGCCGCCAATCTGTCCGACTGCTGGCGTAAGTTTTTTTCTTCTTCAACCTTTTGCCGCTGCTCAAGAATAAGCTCGTTCTCACGAACCTTGGCATTGTACTCAGCTACAGCTCTTGCGTTTTTTGCCGCTGCTTGATTGCCCTTGAAGCCCATGACGCCACCGCCTACAGAAGCGGCAGCAGCAGCCATTGTTAATGGTTCCATTACGCAAACCTCGCTACTCTGCGGTAATCGCTACCGTCTGGCCCATATCTTTTCATCAGACCTTCATCCTCAAAACCTAACCAGCTCGCAAAACGTAAAGCTCTCTCATCACTTGCCGAAACGCTGGCCTGTATTCTCCACAACTTGTTATCTGCCATTATACCTTCAAATAGCCTATCTGTATATCTAGCAACAGTTTTAGGTACGCTATAGCCGTGCTTAGACATAACTATCCAGCCTTCTGCTACCCCGCCCCATAATATATGCACCCCTGCCGCAGCCATGATTAAGTCTTCTTTAAATAAGCTATAGCCCTTTATTGCCTCATGGTTATTAAACATAGCGCGCGCTTCAGGCGGAAACTCATAGTCTGTTTCTATAAAATGAATATGCTCCTCATCAAAAGGCACTAAATTATACATCAAATGTATTAGACCTCCGCATCACCGCAATTATTGTCATAGGCAATGGCTGGTTCTGCCTTACAACAACCCTTGCATCATTTTCATAACCAGACGGGAAGAATATTTCTTTGTCTCCAGAGAATAACGGCACGGGCTGGTTCATAGACATACTAGAGTCGCGGAATGGAATCCTGTCTAGGTTTGCTGTATCTGGGCCTACCTCCGCACCCACGCTATCAATAAAACGCACAGTGATGCCGTGAATGCGCTTTATCTTGCCTTGCGCAACACCGTCATCCGCACCAGCCTCCATACGAAGCGTCTCTACCAATGACGTATACGCATAACCTACATGAACCTTAGATGCGCTTCTCTCTAGCGTTATAGAGCCGCCAGACACCGTTTTGTTGGGGTGAGTAGACCCATCAGCTAAAATAGCCACTTCTTCGCCTTCTAAGTGATTTAATCCAGTGATTGTAGTGGTGGCGCTGCCATTATATGTTAAGCCACTATCTACAAAGAAAGCATCTGTTACATCTGTGCCAAAGTTCAATGGCTTAATAAATTCTATATGCCTTACAGTAGAGCCATCAATGGTGCGCTTTACAGATAGATAAACTTGGTCTTCTGCACCAGATGGAATTGCAGTAATACTCTCCACCTCTCCGTCACCACCTATAATATGGTCGTGCCAACCAATCGCAGCGTTTGCTCTGTCATAGGTAAGGCCAACAAGCCTGCCATCTGAATGCACAAACCATATAATAAGCTCTGGCTCTTGCTGCCAAACCATGTCATTTAATCCACCACGCGGGATATGGTCTGCCAAAATACTTAGGTCAACACCAAGCAAGCCGTCTGTATCCAAGTCAAACGTAATCTCTTTTACCTTTTCCTGACCCTTCTGGATAATGATAGTAGAGTTTCCAGCTCTAAGAGGCCTTATTTGAGATGTGCCAAATGTTGTTTCTCGCAACACGTTTAGGTTAGTTGGGGTAACTGGTGAAGCCCCCGTGCCACCAGATAAAGTAAACTCAGCGCTAGTTGTTAAAATTTGCAAAAAACGAGCTGGCAATAGATGCTTAATTACGTTCACCTGGTCGGATGCGATTGTTATATTTATTGCATCATCATCTTCTGTTCCAGGCGTGTGATTTTCAAAGTCAGCACTCACCGAACCAAAGATTGTCTGTGGTCTGCCTGTTGTGCCAGCAAAGTAAAGTCTTTGCTCGTAAAAAGCCACCGCCTTGGGAAATCCTTGGTCGCCACCGAACGCACCTAATGACCAGCGTGTAGTGGCGTTTCCAGAACCAACAGTGTTGTGGGGCAGAACAGATATTCCTTTGTCATCCTCTTTGACAGTCGCCGTTACTTCAGTAGAACTGGTAAATGCTGTTATTTCTACATGACCAGTATCATCGTGACGATACTCCCAATCAATACTGCCGTATGTTTCTGTGCCACTTAAATGAACAGGCGGCGTATTACCTGATATTTGCGTAGAACCCGTAACTTGCTTATAAACATGACCATTGAATCTAACAAATTCATTGCTAGAATAGCTGGTGCTGGATTGCCATTCATCATACTCAACTTCTAAAACTTCCCTGAAACGTATTAATCTGCCTACATCCGCGCTAGTAAATAAAGCCGCGGAAGCAGTAATCGTTACGCTACCTGTATCAGCAGAAGCATACAATGTTGTAGCCGTATCATTCTCATCCAAATATGGCCCATCAACAAAGTCGATTTCAGTCAGCGTAAAGCTGGTTGCAGTTGTGCGAGTCAGCTTAGCTGGTGCATGGTCTTTGTGTGCAAGATATAACACATCAGCAGACTGAGCATGGTTAATCTCAAATATGTCAGTCACGCTGTAAGTCGTTGTAACTTCTACTATTTTTCCTACAGTGCCGCCAGATGTGTACGCTGTGTAGCCGCTGCTATCAATACCACTAAGCTCAAATGTGTTTGTTGTAGCCCCAGCAACAGTAAACTCAAGGTTATTTACCTCGCTCATGCCGCCTACATTCTTGATGAACACTCTGTCACCATTAGACAGTCCGTGGGATGCAGCGGTTACAACAGCGGGGTTTGCCGATGTTATGGCTGTGATGCTGGTCGTTGCCTCAGTAAGTATTCCACCATCCTTGTAGAACCTAATGTAATTTTCCCCAAACTCCAAAACATACGCTTGCTCATCACTAAATTCAAAGTTAATTAGGCGCGCTTTGCTGTTTTCTTTGGTTCTTCCAGCAAAGAAAGTGCCTGGGCGCCGTGTTGTGCCACCCGAAGGAAACACCACCATGTTCTGCAACGTCTGAGCAGCTTCGTTGTATTTCTGTAAATCAATACGGCCCTCAAGCCTAGGCGATAATTCACCAGCCTTAAAGTTGGTTATGATGCTCGAAACTCTTGCCATAACTAGAGCCTTATATTCGTAAAGTCTTCAGTGATAATTCTGTCTGGCTTGCCTTCGATTGCATCCATAGAACGCGCTTCGCTCAAGCGTTGTTGGTATAGCTGGAATATTTGTTGTGATACTGTTGTGCTTCCTGTAATAGCGTAAGCTGTTTCTGAAGCTAGCTTGTACGCAATGGTACTAGACAACAATGGGTCATACTGCTCTGTGTCAGTAATTCTTCCAATATAAATAATACGGCAAGTACCCTCGTCCGTTAGAACCTTGCGACCCTCAATCTTAAACATCGACTGCACATCATAAGGTGATATTTCATTATCTACATTTGAGGTGTGCAAAGATATTACACGCAAGCAATAAGGCTCTGTTGGCAGTGTAAACTGATTTGCAAAGCCAAAGGCAGGGCTAGTGCTGTCTTTAGCAAGCTGTTTTCGTACAATAGCTACGTTCCAGTTATGCGCTCGTAAAACAGCGTCACGCACCGTTTCAAAGCGTCTATTACATAAACGAGCCTCTTTTGAATTTTCAGTTAAGGACGTGATAGTTGCCGCGCCTAGCAAGTCCATAGCTTCATTACATATATCAACAACGGAAGGCATTACTTCACTAACCTTTCAAGCTTTATTAACGCGCCTTGGCTTACGTTGCTGTCACCACCAGAGATAGTCTTGCCCTTCTCTTGCGCTTCTTCAACCAGCTCTTTCAAGCGTTTTGTTGGTAGTATTATAACAATACCATCATTCAATATAAACGCCCAATGGTCAGCCTCAGTTGTAGCTATACCAGAGGGCTTCCCTCTACAAAAAAACTCCACAAACACTCTACCCGTCTGTGAAGCCTTGAAATCTCTTTTGACCTCTAAGGTCTTCGATTGTAACAAATCAGCCAACCACTTCTCTTCTAGCTGACCTACCTTTAAATCATAGCGGAAATCGCTATTAAACTGCATACCTAAACCTTCCCCCCGCAGGGAAGGAGGGGCAACTTGCGCCGCCCCACCTTTAGTTTGCTTAGTTTACAGCGTACTCAATAATGAACGCCATGTCGCCAGCAGTACCACCAGTTGCATTAAATGTAACTGCGATGTAGTACATACCTTCTGATGCGTCTGAATCGCCAGCCATCTCAAACAGCTTTTGTCCTGCTGTATTTAGGTTAGCTTCTTCAAAACGAACATCAGCAATGGCTGCTGCATCCGCTACTGTTGTTGCAAAGAAGTCTTCGTCCTTTACAACACCAGCAGTTGTGTAGATACCAACATTGAAAGTACAAGTGCCGCCCAGATTGTCAGAACCAATGCGTAGTGCAGAGATTGTGGCATTTGCTGGAATTGGCGCAAGCATTACAATGTCGTCATCTGTTGAGTCGCCAGCCGCTAGAGCTATGTTGCCAGAAGCAACACGCAGAACACCACCAAGATTGGCAGCATCGTTAGCGACTTGAGGAGTAGCTTCAAAGTTAGCTACAAGTGTTGAGTTTTTCGTAGTCATAACTTACTCCCTTATACGCTCTCGTCACAGACAATCTGTACGACTTTTTCTTCTTCCATGCGGGTAGCACCGATGCTCATGCAATAGTACACCTGAGTCGCATAGCCTTTGTCGCTACGCTCATCAATGCGCGCCATGATGTCTTTACCAACACCAAGAGCAAGACCATCTTCTGCCCACGCGAAACAAGTACGGTCATTACCAGACTTCGCTAGACGATTGGTTACGATGAATTTAAAGCCTAGGAAGGTGTCAATGTCACCCTGTACTAGAGCCTTAACTGTGTTGAAGTCAGATGAAGTTACTGTTGTGTTGTTCAACAAAGACTCAATCTGATTTGGGCCAACAGCAATGTAACGTGGAATTGATGGGTCAACGTCAGCCAAGTCCAAAACCTTCTTAGCTTCAATTAACTTCGCCAATGTTAGGTCAGCACCACCAGCAGCAATCTGCTGTCCAGCAGGAAGAGCTGTAGATGTTGAACCTGTCTCACCAGTGAAAGCTGTGCCAGTAGCGGCAGCAATCAACTCGTCATCCATTGCACGACCCATAGCAGCAGCAGATGCTTGTGCATAAGCAGATGTTGGGTCAATCAACATACGAACCTTATCTTGGTCGTCAATAAGGTCAGCATATTCATAGTCCACAAGTGAAACTCTACGTCTTGCGTGTGGAGTATCTAGCTGTGGGGTGTCGGCATGGCGGCTAGTACGCTTTTGCGCAGTAGCAGAACCTACCTGGTCAAAAAACGCATTCTTTCCAACCATATTCTCAACGCGAACCGCATCACGCAGACGAGAACCCATCTGCTGTGAAAGCATCTGCACGTTTGCAGAATACTGCTGGACGAATGCTGTGGTTACTTGAGTAGACATTTTTTAATCCTTTCGTCTAATCAGTTAGCATTGTCTTCTGAGCTTGCGGTGTGCTACCCTTTCGGACACCCCTAGACTTTTGAGCCTTCGTAGGGCTATCGTCTATCCGATTGTCTTCAGGACGGCATTCACAAAGTTTGCCGCTACCCTGCATAACGAACTGGTAGTATTTTTCTGCCAGCTCGTCAGGTTCTTTTAAGTCTCTTGCGCTACCAAACTCAACAGCGAGTCGTAAGCACTCAAGCCTAATATCTGTCGGAGACAGCTCATCCATGAAGCTGCTCCATTAACTGTTGCATATTTGACACAGCATTCGCATGACCTGGGTTTCTCTTATCCCAATATGCGTGTGTTTTGTCTCCCATAATGGCGTCAATCTCTGCTCTTGCATTCGCTGGCGTCATTACATTTGACTGTGATATTTCCGCAACAGTATCTTCGCTAGTGACAGTTTGCCTAAATTCTGCAATTTTTGCAAATGCTTTAATAAATTCAGCATTGTCGCCTAACCTAGAGCCATCCGCTAATTGCAAGCTAAACATCTCTGGGTCAGCAAATTCTTGCGCAACCTTCGCAGCAGACTCTACTTTTTGTTCGTAAGCCCTTCCCCATTCTTGCCGCAAGGCAGCTTCCGTATTTTCTCTAGCTTCCTCTGTTACACCAGACTCAGCACTAATAGACTGCTCTACAGAACTTCTGTAATAATCCATAATGCCTTCCGCTTGCTGCGGTGTAAGCCTTAGTTTGTGAGAGATGTCAGCAAAATTAGCAGCCACATCTTCTGTCACAATCGTTCCGTCAGTTTTAATCCCATACCCTTCAGGGGATTCTGGTCTGCCTAATCGGTCATAGATACGGTCAAGGTCTTCGTCAGTAGGATTTACTGGCATCGGTATCTTGTCTGAGCCGATAAGTCTTTGTGCGTTTACATAAGAACGCGCTAAGTTTTCTACGTCCTTAATTGGCGATAGACTTGGATGTTCTCTCAAGTCGGTTGGTATCATCTCCAAAAACTCGTTACCAGACCCACCAGACGCAACCTCTGCTGGTGTTTCCATCAGCGGTGCTTCAGGCTGGGCTACCTGTTCAATGTTTTCTTCTGACATTATTACTCCTGCATCATGTTATAAATATGAAGGATAACTGCCCGTTTCCCTTCCTCGAAAGCTGTAGCATTGGCATCGCCAGCTACATAACTTGAAGTACGCCAATTACTGCGTGACTCCAAATCTGTAAGGACTTTTGCCCCACTGTCACTATTAAAAGTCTGGCGATACATATCGCGCATTTGCTCTATTTCTTTCATTACATAGATACCATTCTAGAGGCTTGAGCTACTTGAGCTGCGTCCTGAACATCCTGAGATGTTTGCTGACGCTCCATCATTTCCTGCTCTTGCGCAGCTCTTTGCTCACGCAGCTCGTTTACCTCTCTCTGAGTTTTAAGGGTGGTCTTAGGAACGCCAAGTGACTCTGTGATATGGCGCACAAGTCCATCTGGGTCGATATGGTCAGCAACAGGCAACGCTTGCGCCAATGGCATAAGAACCTCTAAAGCCTTCATTGTGCTATTAAGAGAGCTGGATTTTTGCGCCCGTGCCAATGGAGACACATACTCAATGTCCACATCCATACCCTGCAATGCTTCTGGCGGCGTAGCCAACATCTCAGAACGCAGCATTAAACTAAATACCCTGTCAATCATAGGGCGCAACATCTCGTTCATTAGTCTACCCAAAACAGGGCCAATAACGCGCATGCGTTCTTCTTGTCTTTGGATAACCTCTGTAGCCGTCATGTTAGGCGATGAGCCAGAAAGAAGTTGGTCTACATAAAAAGCAGAACGAATTGCCATTCTGCGCTGGTCTTCCATAGATAAACCGATAGGAATGTTAGCCCCTGCCTGTAATGGAGTTATAGAGTCTCTAGTACCAGCTCTGTAGAAATTTAACCCGCCAGGTTGGGTGCGCACAGGCAGAATAAACCCGTCATCGGGAACGAGCAGTGGCGGGTCTATCTGCTTCTGTGCGGCTTGGATAATCGTCTTAGACATAAGATTAAGCATCTTAACATCTGGAAGCGCTACCATAGCAGGACTTCTGCCCATAGTCTCGCCAGTAGATTTTAAGAAACGCGGCACAACATAAGGCATATCCTCAAAGCCACTCTCTGATAGAAGGCTCTTTGTCTCCATATCAATATAAAAAGATGCGAATGGCATATTCTTGTTATCGCGCTTTTGAGGGTCACGATTTATTCTTGGAAGCACAACATGAAGAATATCAACCTCTTCGTCAGGCTTTTTCTCAAACTGCTTAGAGATATACGGCGTTACATTATCTAAACCAAATCTTTGAACAACTTGCCTAGCTGGTGATTTGTATTTTCTAAATACAGTATCTACAATACCAAACTGGTTCTCTTGCACATAAAACTCAGAAATATGTCTTGTGCTAAAACGTAAAGTATCGTTGTCCATTTCAATGAACATACAACCAGTGCCAAACACAACTAAGTCCACATACATCTCATGGACTTCTGTTTCAAAGTTTGACTGATTAAATGCCCGTATCATGCGCTGGCTAGTATCCTCTAGCCACTCCTGCACATCATCATCCCTGCCTATATTTACGTCCTTCATGTCGAGATGAAACCACGGGGTAGCTCCGCTTGTAAGCATACCGTGTAAAGAAGCAGATAAAAGGTCTACAGCCTGTAACGCAGTGCCATCGTAAATAAGCTCCATACGCTTTTCGCCGCGACTGCGCTTGCGAACAATATCAGCCTTTCGAGGCAGCATATAATCTGCTAGGTCTTGATAGTGTGTATCCCAATTATCCCTGCGACCCTTGATATAATCAAATCGCGCAACAAGCTCTTTGATGAAGTTATCCATAACTATCCTAACAGTGTTGGAGTGCCACCAGCCGTAGGCTGACTGTCTCCAAGCGCCCCAGCAACAATGGTAGAGCCAGAACCCCTGCGTTTTCTAGCTTTCTTTTGGGCCTCTTCCGCTAATGCGGTTGCCCTCTGTGTATCTTCATCCCCTGCTTTTGCAGGAGGCGGGGGAGGTGGGGGAGCTGGTGGAGTAATTACTTTTGGTCTTAAAAATGACATTTTATTTTCCTACCGCTTTGCTGCTACCGCCCCTGTAAAGAGAGCCGTAGCCTTCAATGATAGTGCCAGCTTGACCAGCACGCTTGCCTTTAGTTCTGCGCGTGCGGCGACCCATTATAGAATCATCATCAGGCACAATCTCTGGTGTTACCTCTGGTGTTACCTCTGGTGTTTCGACAGGCGTTTCGCCATAAAGTAAATAACGGCGCTCCTCTTTATCCAAGCCCGTTACGGTGTCAAATGTCTCTGTAAGGGCTTTCTTACCAACATCTGCGACTGTATCGTATATGTTCCTTAAAGGTTTAAATATTCTACCGCCCATAACACTAACCTAAAATAGTTTTGCTAATTTTACCGCCGCCACCTTTGCGCTTTATCTTTGCGCCAATGATGGGTTTCTTTTTCTTTTCTTTTTCTTCCTCCTCTTCCAGAGGTGCTTCTTGTTGCACAAGCTGCTGCATATTATCTTCCTTCGCAAGTCCAGCTTTTTTTAATAGCCTTATAAATCGCGCGCTATTCGCTTTTGCCATACCGCCCATGGCTTACTCCTTTATAACATGCCAGCCTAGTTTGTTCTTCTCAGTCCTAAGCCAAAAAAATTTATTATACCCCATTGTATATACCAGATTTTTGACGCAACGAAAAGATGTAGCAACATCTCGCGTACCACCCAGGCATATAAAGTCTACAATCCAAATGTATTCCCCCTCTCCATAAAATCCATCTTCAGGAAAACATCTGGTTTCTAAATACTCCTCAACGTGCTTTCTTTCTGGAAGCGCCCAAGTTGCAAAAAAGGAAAAGGCTTTGTCATCATCCTCGCCAACTATATATTGCCCTAAAGAAATCGGCGTGTTTATATGACTTCCTACAATCTCCTCAGGCCACCATTGATGATATGGGCTGGCGGCTACCATAGCCATTATTTTTACATAACCATCTTTTGTCATGACGCAAAAGGGTTGTAATCATTTAAAGCCACTTGTTGCGGAGGCTTTGTAAAGCTACTTCTATTTTCGATACCCACAGCGAGATAGCGAAACGCATCCGCCGCATGTGACGTGAAATCATGTCTCGGATGGTCTCTAAAAACTTGCCTCTTATCATCCCAATCCTGCCTATACTGACGCAAGCATTCCAGCCCCGTCTCTGTTTTATCTCTATCAAAATAACACTTAGGTAGTAACATTCTAGCAGCATTTATACCGTCTGCAACTTTCATTTTAGGAACTACCTTGAACCTAACGCCTAGCGTGTATGCGGTCTCCAGCCTACTTTTCCCCGAACCCAGCTCACGCACTTCAATATCGTGCGGCGCAAGGTGGTCGCCATACTTGTACTCTTTTTGCCGTAAGACATCTGCGTAGTGGTCGAGGCCCACTCCAGAGCTTTCATAATAATCAATGACATTTACTGCCCCACCCCTGAAGGTCTGCGCAAACCAGATAGCCGTACTATCATTTACACCCAAGTCCCATGCAGTATGCACAGGATAAGCTGGGTCATACGGCACTCTAGTAATTCGTCCGTTATCGTCAGCATCGGATAACAACTTAGCATAATACGCACCTATTATAGCTGCGGTAAAGGAACACTCGAACTCCTGCTCATACTGCTCCTCAGTCATAGAAGAGCGAGCCGCTTCCAGCTCTTCCTGCTTCACAATGCCAGACTCGCTAGCTTTACATATTTTATAATACCAATCTTCAGAGCCTTCGGCTATCTCCTTCTTTGCAGCCTCTAACATATCAAAAAAATGATTATGCCCTGCGGGTGTGCCTAAAAATGTAGCCGACCCCTGCCTGTCGGACAGTGCGGGTCGAACAACCTCCCCCCATACCCTAGGATTTTGCATACCATATTCATCAAAGAAACAATCATCTAAATAAATACCACGCAAGCTATCTGGGTTTTCTGCTGATAAGAGGGTTATTCT